GGAAAACTTTAAGCGCAGCGTGATGGTCAGCAAGCCATGAGAGAACGCGGGCCTCGATGCTGGAATAATCCGAAACCACCAGGCGATTACCCTCTGATGATATAAGCATTCCACGCAAGCAGCTTGCCAGGGACTCCATTGGCTCACCGTCTATCTGGTCAGGATCACGCGACCGCATCTGCTCAATCACAGCATCAACATCATCGATGGTTGGGCGTGGCAGGTTTTGCGGTTGGAAATGTCGGCCTGACCAGCGACCAGTCGCAGCACCGTGATACATTAGCACCCCGTGTGCGCGGCCATCTTTGCCCAGCACAGCTTTCATTGCATCGTATTTTTTCGTGCTGGACTTTGAGAGTGCCTGTCGTATTTCAAGAAATTTCTTGACGTTGGTAGGGCAGTCTTGGTCAGCCAACGCGGCAGATATCGCCGCCTTGTCATAGCCCGTCAGCGGGTATCCCTGAGATTCTGTCCACTGCAACGCCTTGGCGCGTGAGCCTGTGGAGTCCATATATCCATTGGTGATGTCCTGCACCTGCGCGTTCAGTTTGACGCTGTGCTTGTCGATTATTTCTAGTGCGTTATATATGGCGTCACGATCAAGTCGAACACCACGCCAGTTTATTAACTGGTCAGTCTCCCAAACCTCTTGCTCAACACCTCTGAGGTTGCGAAGCTTATATCTAATCTCGCGCTCTGCCACAACATCTTGCAGGCAGTAGTCGCAGAGTTCTTTGTATAGTTCTGGATCTTTCCTGCGCTCACCTTTATAGGGTTTACACAGACGCTGTATAAGTAGCTTGCCGCGCTTAGACTTGGCAGCATCACCAGTAAGACCTAGCGCCTCACCGCATTTGCCCAATGCGCGGGGGTAAGCCTGTGCGGCTGCAAGGGCGGCAGTATCACGCCACTGGCTAATGGGTACTTCAGGCCAAGCCAGTACCTGGTTCCAAATGCTCATCTCAAAGAACGAGTTCCACGCCCAGATCGTTGCGCCTTCTTTTATAAGGCTGAACAGTTCGGTTGGAATTGGTTTGTCTGGAGTCCAAAGCTGTGAGGGCCGGTCATCGACGGCCCACGCGAGGCAAAGAACTTCAGTCGAAGGGTGGTCAGCGTAAGCATATGCGCCACCTTTAAATATGTCGCACTCACTGTATGTTTCAAAATCAATAGAGATATTTTTCATATAAGTGGCCTTTTTAACCATTCAGCACTGAGTGAATTTTTAACTTCTCTTTTTGTCCGACTGATTGTTTTTGATTCTTTATTTCTTTTTTTAGGGTCTAAATCTTTGTCTTCGATGAAGCAAGAACGAAGACTGTTGGCGCGTAGTCTCTTCATGCCCATTCGGTTTTTTAAAAGCTGGTAGGGTATCCCAGCAATTTCTGCGATAGCTTTGACCACAACAGTTTTGCCAGATAGGTCTGGGTATCGGTCACCAACATAGGTGTAACTAAGTGTCGCTTTCATTTTTCTTACCCAAAGCAGGGCTTGTGAAAGCCCCGCAATTTATGACAATTAAAAAGATTATATACAACAAATTGTTGTATATTTACGCGAGAAAATCATCAGTTTCTGCATCCGCAGCGGATTCTGCTGAGATGTCATCAAATAACTCATTCGGTTTGACACGAGCAGCTCCAAAAGTCTCACCCTCTTTTACAAACTGAATAGCAACAAGGTTGCAGCTAACGCGATTGCCCCACTTGTTGTTCATTACCCATATTGAGATTGCGGCATTTACATAAGCACCGGCATACGGCCTTCCGTCTTCTTCGACAAGTGGTGTGCGGTCACGATCTATAATAGTCGGACGATTTCGTGCTGATGATGAGACATACATAGTATTTTCATACCCGTCATATGCTTTGTCCTCGCCATTGCCGAGAAAAACTTGTAAGTTTTTAACATTTGCGCCGCCCCATTCAGCGGTCACAGCTTGTTTAATAGCCTTTTTAAGATTGTCTATTTGCTCTTTATCTCTGTCTTTGTCTAACAGAAAGTTGGCAGAGAACTTAGCGTCTTGGCCTTCGTTGAATGCCTTTGGCGACCAGATTTGTGGAAAAGAAAGTCTTACATTTTTTAGTGTTATTACGCTCATTGAATTTTACCTATTGTGAATTTATGTCGTTAAAGTATTCGGCAGCATCAGGCTTAACGGCGACACGAGGGTCAGTGTCTGGTGCAAGCGTTGGTCGGCCTTCGGGTTTATGGATAAGATCGACGATCTCACCATATCTCGCTTTCCCCAGAGCTTTTTCAGCTTGAGTTGGCGAAATTAGTTTTGACACATAGGCATCGTTGCCCAGCATCTGAATTAGTTGTTCCTCGGCAATCTCTGTGTCGAGCCACTTGCGCTGCCCACGGCCCGCCACCAGTTTGTGGTTAGGTAGAATTCCGCCGTCGAGTAGCAGCTTATGCGCGTGTTTCTGAACGCCTTGCGCCCACGAAATCAGTGCGTCCATTTTTGGTAGAAGGTTGCTTATCTCTTCGACATTTAAGGTGTGCGGAACTTGCACCAGAAGCGGCTCTTCAAGATTGTCGAAATTACTCAGCGTTAATGAGTAATTGTGTTTCGCTAACGCCCTGCAAGTTGGCTTGGCTTTGCAGAAATGACATGCCTTTTTGCTGGGGTTGTAGGCTGGGTCTTGCGACATGGTAGCCAGCGCAGCCGGTTTTACGACATCTTCAGCCCAAGTGAATAGGTCTTTAGCCCGCATAGAGTAAGTGTCAATGTGATCGAGTCTGGGCTGAACGATGGTCATGCTCACCGTATCGACTTTGTCAATGAACTTATAAGCTGCGCCCAATCCGTACAGCATCAACTGCTCGTTACGATTGGCGTTTACCTTTAATCCTTGCCCGTACTTCAAATCGATAACGTGAAGAACACCATCGTGCAGCGTTACATAATCTGCTGTTCCGAATCCACCAGTCGCCCATTCTGAATAATCAACGCGCAGCTCAACGTGTGACTCGTCAGATTCTTGGCTATTGCAGAAGTCCACATACGTTGCGACATGGTTAGCCATATCGTCATCGACGATAAAGCCTTCAAACTCTACGCCTATAAAATGTTCTGGCGGTTTTTGTTTCAACAAGCACTCTTCAGCCAAAGCATGTGCGGCTGTGCCTTCCGCTGCATAGAACGATTCTTGCTCTGGAAGTGTAGCCTCCAGCGTTATGCTCCCAGGGCATTGCATCCAACGGTGCGCTTTGCTGGCACCTAACAGAGCGTGTTTCATTGTTACCTCACTTATTCGCTGATTAATCACCTATTTGTTGTTGACAACCTTATTGCTAAGAATCTATTGTGTCAACCCAAACACGAGTAATTACAACTTTTAGTTGATTTAATAAGAATGAGGAAAATTTTATGACCGACTCAACGCCCTACGTTGCAGAGGTAAAGGCAGCAATTAACAGTGTTCTGCAAGAGGCAGACATTAAGAATCTCAATGCCCTGGCTCGTCGCCTGGATGTTAGCAAGCAGGCGCTCAGTAAGTGGCGACAAACGGGCATCGTTCCCGCAAACCGCGCTCTTCAAATGGAGATGCTGTCAAATGGGAAGGTTTGCTGGCAGAAGATTTGCCCAGACATCGTCGAAGACTTTAAACGCTCAAAAGAGGTTATCTATGAAACCACTAGATAAATTTAAGAAAGCATTTTGGTCGGCATTAGCGACCTTCGCAAAAATATGCGCTTGCATTTTCGCCAAAATGGCGAGCATTTGTGAAGCATTGGAGATCGAGGCAACAGCAAGGTCAACTCGTTACATTCGATAAAAATGTAGTAGTGAAGAGGTAAACGGTATATGGCGTTTTTAAAACAACACGGACACAAGCTAGTCGATAACGGCTACGAGATTGTGCCAATTATGAAGGGCAAAAAAGCTCCAATGCTAAAAGGGTGGCAAGACATCAGGGCCACTCACGACGATGTAGATAAGTGGCTATCAAACGGTCACGCTGATGGTGGTGTAGGCGTTCTCTGCCGCAACACAGTGGCTGTCGATATTGACTGCCTAAACAGAGATGTAAATTACAAGCTGCTGAAGTGGGTCGATGAGAACATCGGCAGGTCGCTTACGAGAGTAGGCCAAGCGCCGAAGTGCATCCTACCTTTTAGAGTTGAGGGTGGCTTTTCAAAGATTAGAAGCTGTGAATATGAGGATGAAGTCGGCAGCAAACACGCCGTTGAGGTTTTAGCAGACGGTCAGCAGTTTGTGGCATACGGCATCCACCCTGGTACCAACGAGCCGTACAAGTGGGTTCGTGGCAAGAGTATCGCCGATGTGTCTCACAGCGAGTTGCCGCTCATAACTATAGAGCAGGCAAAAGCATTCATTAATTACTTTGAAGAGATCGCTGGTCAGCAGGACGGCTGGGAGTTGGCGCGAAAGGGTATGGCTGCCGCTGAGATAGACCCAGATGACCTGTCTATGTTTCGGCCAAAGATGGATGTCGATGAACAAGGCGTCCGTCAATTACTAGAATCGGTTGATGCGAACTGTCACCACGACGAGTGGGTGAGGGTAGGCATGGCGCTGCATCACCACTTCGACGGTGACGACACAGGCTGCATTATCTGGGACGACTGGTCATCTGTTGGTGAGACTTACATCGACGGGCAGTGTAAGCGGCGTTACGCAACCTTTGATAGCAGCAGCAAGACGCCAGTAACCCTCGCCAGCGTGAAGGCTATGGAGGCTGAGGCTGTGCGGGAAGAGATCAAGGAAGAGCGGCTGCCAAAGATGCTCAGAGAGTGGGCATTCGTACATGTTGAAGGGTCAGCGCGTGTGATGCGTGAAGACCTGAACAAAGACAATCTGGTGCTATACAAGCTGGACGATCTAAAGAAAGAACACATGAACTGTCGGGTCTTGTCAGGCGATGAGAAGCCCAAGCTGGTTAACCTCGTAGACATGTGGCTTGAACACCCAGAGCGCAGAACCTATGCGGCTGGCCTTACTTTTGCGCCAGACATGCAGGTTCTGCAACGCTACAACCTGTGGCGAGGTTGGAGTTACGAAGCGAGAGAGGGTGATGTGCAGCCGTGGTTAGACTTTGTCACCGATGTGATAGCGGACGGCAACGCTGAATACGCCAACTATATAGTTGCGTGGGCAGCACAGATGATCCAGAAGCCCATGACTAAGGTGGGTGTCGGGCTTGTTCTAAGAGGCCGTAAAGGCACAGGCAAGACTAAGTTCGGTGAGATTCTGGGTGGCCTAGTCGCTGCACATCACAAGATAGTTAGTCGCGCTGAACACATCACCGGCAACTTTAACCGGCACCTCGAAGACACGCTGCTGCTGCAAGCCGATGAGGCTTACTGGGCTGGCGCAAAAGCCTCTGAGGGTGCGCTGAAAGATTTACTAACCAACGACAAGATTCAGATCGAGCGCAAGGGGGTTGATAGCTACACCGCGCCAAACTACACCCGCATTCTGTTTACGAGCAACGAAAACTACGTTGTGCCTGCAAGCTTAGATGAAAGAAGGTTTGCCGTTTTTGATGTCGGCAACTCCAAGCAGCAGGACAGCGAATACTTTGCCGGTCTTACTGCGTGGTACGAGGCGGGTGGGGCCAACGCGCTTATTCACTACCTGCGTAACTTCGATCTAACCAATATAAACCTACGCCTGGTGCCGCAGACTGAGGCTTTGACAGATCAGAAGTTAGAGGCTTTAGATAACGTCACCGCATGGATTTACAACTGCCTTCAGACCGGGGAAATGCGTGAGAACCGCGTAGCAGGCAACGTGGTGAACTTCGGTGAAGATGCTCCGAAAGCTGAAATATACGACATATATATGAGCAGCTTGAGAGCTAACAAGTTTGAAGTTCCTATGAAAGAGGCACCTTTTTGGAAGCGCATGAAGTCATTCGACAACATGTTTCAAGACGGCGCTATGCGATCCGATGCGGGACACAGGTATCGGACAGTCAAGGTCAACACCACGGAGGCTGCACGATGGATTTTTGAGGCAGCAAACAATTTAAGCAATATCGAGTGGGCGACCTTAGACATCGGGCCAAACACTGATCCCCTCGATCCAGACAATTGGGGTGATATGTAATGGGTAAAGGTAGCAAGCAACGACCAACTGACCACGCTCAGTTCTCTGCAAACTTCGACGCAATATTTAATAAGCCCGTGGTCGAAGAGCAAGAAGAAGAAGAGGATTTGTTCGACTTCGACTGTGAGCGTTGCGGCGGTATAGATGCGACCGATGTCTATGCTGAACGTGAGGTGAACATGGAGTCGTATGGCGACCAGCGAGTAGAGCGAGTAGAAATTAATCTAAGTTGTACCAAATGTGGAGGAAGTGTTAATGATAAATAATGACCCAACAGAAAATTGGAGACGACTACAAGAAGAGTGTCCAGCGGTTGAAGGTAACAAAGCAGCAGCAGAGCAGGGCCAATCGGTACAGCACATCGTGCCGTTTAAGCTGCCCGTTAACGCGCAGCAAAGAAAGAACATACCAGTCTATTCTGGCTTCTTTGCCTACTTCCCGCGAGCCATTGCTGCGGTAGCCCAGGTCTCTCTGGAGGGCGGCATACAGCACGGGCAGACCCGCGAGACGCTGCACTGGGATAGGCCGCTGTCTGGCGACGAGTTGGATGCCATGATGAGGCACATGATTGATGGCGACTGGGAGCAGGTAGCCTGGAGGGCTATGGCGCACTTGGAAAAGCATTTAGAACGCAAAGAGGTCGCAGCATGATCCTTACAATGAGTGAGCATATGCAGTTTACGCCTAAGAAGATCAAGACAGTGGGGTCTTACCACATCGTCAATGACGAGTGCCGCAAGGCGTACTGCAAATGCCAAATGCACAACGGCGACTGGGTGACAGGGTGCAGGACATGCAGCAAACGCATTCGGCCATAGATACAACACTGAGTGTTATAATCAATAAAGAGGTGAATATGAAAACAATTAATATCTGCATGAAGTCTGCGATTGATGCGCGTGAGCGCCGCGAGGCTATTCAGCGTGAGGTGTACGAGACTCTGGTCGGTATAGGCATGGTCGTTATGGTGCTGATAGTCCTTGGCGCTGATAGCTGGATCGAGAGACTACTATGACCGACAAAGTAGTGAAGCTGAGAGCAGTTGAACCCACAACGCCTCGTGAGGATGAGGATGAGGGTTTAGATATCAACTTGATTCTTACGCTGAACGAGTTCGCTGCAATCATGGACACCACAAAGGCTAAGAGCTTTGCGGCTGTGGCTTGCAGCGAGGATGGTGAGATCGTTACCACTTGGTACTCTGCGCTTCCTCACAACGCGCTTGTGGGCGCTGTCGAAATGCTAAAGAACGACTATATGATGAACCAGTGGGCCTCGAAAGAGGAGGGCGACTGGTAACCTATTACTCTCCCCTGAGTGAACCTTTGCCGCCTTCGGGCGGTTTTTTTATGTACATTTTATGCATGTTCCTCATAGCCTATTAGCATTAGTAAAACACAAGCCAGAGACTAAACTCTCGCCTCAATTAACCTGTGAGGATTTAAAGTGGTAGTTTGGTGCGTGTATGTAGTGACAATGTTGGTGATGATAGCTGTGGAAGATTCCCGTGGGAAAAGTGATTAAGTTAGTGGATACTAACCTTTGAGGTGTGGAGACGCACAAGCAAGGCCCAAATGCACAGGGTAAAATAGGCACCTGTGCGTCCACCTGTGCGTCTGTGAGTTAGGCGTGGTAAGGGATGCACAGGCTGCACAGGGTAATCACTCTTTTTTATTTAATAGAGAATAAAGAGATAAATATAAGCCTGTGAGGCTATAAAAACTCCAGCCACTAAACATGGCTGATTTTACCTGTACCCTGTGCATTTTGGTAAAAAACCAATGGCTATGCGGCTTTGAGGCGCACAGGTGGCTTTTTCTACCCTGTGCACCCTGTGCAGGCGGTTTATGTCCTGGCGAGGGCCACGATTATGAAAGGTAGCAAGGCGATTATGACTAGTGTTGCACCGGCAATGGCAGCGATGTTGATCAGGTATTGCTTCCGTGCAGCTTTAACCCTTGCGGCTTTGATGCGGGCATTCTTAATCGTACGGCGCTCACGCAGCATGGAAATGTAGAACTCTTTTCCTGCTGTCCACACTATGATCTCGCGCAATTCCGACTCAAAGTCAGCAAGCTGCTTCTTAGCTGTGACAATCTGCAACGCTTCAGCCTCAACTGACCCGCTCGTAAGAAATCCGGCCTTTGTGTTGTTGGCAGCTTCAGCAGCCAGGACAGCGTCACGACTGTCATAGAACGATGCGATTCGATCAGTTAAATCCATCACATCGTGACCAACACTCACTGCTCTGGTGATGTAACTATGGGCTGTCTTGGCGGCACTCACCGCCATTGTTATCTCTGCAATCAATGGGATGCTCCGCTAGGGTTGGCTATGCCTGAGTAGGCATTGATGATTATATCAGTGGCAGCGTGTGTCCCTTGTTGTGTCAACCACAACAGTCAACTGATCAGTGGATACACCACATAGTGTTGTAATGACGGTATAATGCCCCTGAATAGATACCTAACGGGAGTATTAATTAGTGGCTAACACCATCGTCATTGACTACGACAAGCTGTACAACCTAGCAAAGATAGGGCTTTCGGAGGAGCAGATAGCTTTGAGCCTCGGCATATCAGTCTCAACTATCGGCAGACGCAAGCGAGAGGATGAACGATTTAGTAGCACCTTAAAGGCTGGCAAGCAACGCGGCATCGACGCGGTGACCAATGCCCTGTTCGAAGGCGCAACTGGTGACAAGCCCAACACATCTGCCCAGATATTCTTCTTGAAGAACAGAGCAGGATGGCGGGATAGAACCGAAGTAGACGCTAACATTCACGCTGATGTGACCGTGACACACGACATCGACGCTGCACTCCAGGCGTTGAAGGATGCGGGCGTTGATCCTTCCAAGCTGTGATCGCTCCCATGGTTCATGGGACAAACTCTTATATAAATCAATGACTTACAGTGATTTGGTACAGTTGGTGGATCATTGCGGCCCTAAACCTGCCTGGATTGGCGCTTTTGAAGCCGTTTCGCAAAATCGAGGTACCCCTGTGGGGCGCTACGCCCCCACATATCTGAGTACATATAGGGCGGTTTATTTATGCCACTAGCTAAATTTATGAATTCGTTAACCGACGATCCGACAAACGTTGTCCGTGAAGGCGAAGGGGTTCTTCACCAACAACGTAACGCATTTACCGATGACGAGCTTATTAATACTCATCCAGGACAGATGTCTGTCCCGATGTTACAAGCCGCACAGGTTCGGATTAATGAGGATGAAGACTTTGCCCGCAGATATCGAGATGGAACTGTCTACCCACCGATGCAAAAAATGGGCGTAAACTTTTGACAGAAACGACTTCAAAAAAATCGGTTCGCAAAAAAACCGATCCTCTGAAAAATGAGGCCGCAAAAAATAAGGCGCTCAAAATAGCGGAAGCCATCCGCGTGGTGAAGCTGCACAAAGCGCAGAACCGTCTAAAGTATTGGGAGCCATACGGTTGGCAAGAAGACTTCTACGCCGCTGGTAAAGACAACAAACAACGAATGCTGATGGCGGCAAACCGCGTAGGCAAAACGGCTAGTCAGGCAGCAGAAGTAGCATTTCACCTCACAGGCTTATATCCAGATTGGTGGGTTGGGATCAGGTTCACCAGACCTACAAAGATATGGTGCCTGGGTGTGTCCGGTGAGCAGTTGAGAGACGTAATCGTTAAAGAATTGTTGGGTATGTACCTGGGCGAAGGTAAGTTCGACGGCTCTGGCCTCATACCTCAAAGGCTTATCTACCAAGTAACCCCTGCTATGGGAACGCCACGGCTACCAAGAGATGTGGCGGTGCGCCATGCGGCGGGTAATACAAGCCTTGTAAGTTTTAAGTCCTACACTCAGGGGCAGCATGTCCTGATGGGTTCAAGCCAGGACTACATCTGGATCGACGAGGAGCCAACCGACCCCACAATTTACCCTCAATGCCTAACTCGTACAGCCACAGGTAACGATGGGAAGGGCGGCTACCTCGTCGGTACTTTGACCCCCGAAAACGGTATGACTGAACTGGTTACTCAGTTCATGGACAACCCGAACAAGGGGCAGTATCTCCAGAATGTCACATGGAACGATGCGCCACACATCACTGAAGAGACTAAGACCCAGCTTTTAGCGGCTATTCCTGAGTACCAGCGAGATATGCGCTCTAAGGGTATACCCGTCCTTGGCGAAGGCATGGTGTTTCCGATCAGTGAAGAGGCTATTCAGTGTGATTCGTTTGAAATACCGGAGCATTACAAAAAATTATGTGCTGTGGACTTCGGAATAACGCACCCGACCACCTGTGTCTGGACGGCCTACGATCCTGACTCCGATGTCATATACG